GCTTGTCCTTCAGGGTCCGTGCCATCGTCCTCATCCTTTCCGTTTCGCCAGATGGCGGTCGAACCGCTCATCGGCCCGCGCGATCAGCTGCTTGTAGAAGCGCTTCTCGCTCACGCCCGACTTGTCGCCGCCGACGAGCAGGATCGCCTGCCGATCGGGATCGAATGCGAAGGCGATGCGCCACACGCCGTCGGCCGCGTTGCAGCGCAGTTCCTTCATGTTCGCATGCTTCGACCCGGTCAGGGTGTCGGCATGCGGTCGTCCGAGTGTCGGCCCCTCGCGTTCCAGAAGGAGCGCGCGGGCCAGAATCGCGTCCTGAACCTCCGGTGGGAGTGCGTCGAACTCCGGTTCGAACTCCTCGGCAAACGAGACGGTCCACGGCATGCGATCCTCATGTCTTGGAAGCTATATAGCCCCAAGGCATTAATTTTGCAAGAACGGCCCGAGCAGAGCGATGCCCACCCCCCGCGAAACCATCCTCGCCGCGCTGCACGCGCGGCTTTTGGCATTGCCCGCCGCCGCCCTGCGCGGCGACGTGCTGCCCGAGCGGGTGCCTGCCGCTGGCCTCCTGATCCTGCGCGACGGCGAGCCGGGAGAGCCCGAGGTGACGCTGTCGCCCCTGCGCTATCACTATCAGCACCGGGCCGAGATCGAGGCGGTCGTCCAAGGCGCAGCGCGCGACACGACCTTCGACACCCTCTGCGCCAGCATCGGTGCCGCGCTTGCCGCCGACCGGACGCTGAGCGGTCTCTGCGACTGGGTCGAGGCGGAAGCACCGCGCCCGGTCGATCTGGCCGTAGAAGGTGCCGCGAGCCTGAAGGCGGCGGTGATCCCAGTCATCCTGCACTATTCCACGGCCGATCCGCTGGCCTGACCCAGACACGATAGGAGAACAAGATGGCACGAGCCCATGGGGCGCGGGCGCAGATGGCGCTTGCGTTCGAGACCGTCTATGGCACTGCGCCCGCCTCGGGCTATCGGACGGTGCCCTTCGCCAGCACCACGCTCGGATCCGAACAGCCGCTGATCGCCTCGGAACTCCTGGGACAGGGGCGCGACCCGCTGGCCCCGATCAAGGACGCGGTCACCGCCGATGGAGACGTCGTCGTGCCGATCGACGTCGAGAACTTCGGCCTCTGGCTGAAGGCGGCCTTCGGTCAGCCGACGACGACCGGCACGACGCCCAAGACCCACACCTTCCAGTCCGGCAACTGGACGCTGCCGTCGATGGCCATCGAGACGGCGGTGCCCGAGGTGCCGCGCTACGCCATGTACACCGGCTGCGTCTGCGATCAGCTTTCGTGGCAGATGGCGCGGTCGGGGCTGCTGACCGCGACGGCGCGGCTGGTGGCGCAGGGCGAAAGTGTCGCGGCGGCAACGGCCGCTGGCACACCCACCTCCCTGGCGCTGCAGCGGTTCGGGCATTTCAACGGGGCGATCACGCGCAACGGCACGCCGCTCGGCAACGTCATCTCGGCCGAGGTGACCTATTCCAACGGCCTCGACCGCATCGAGACCATCCGCTCGGACGGCCGCATCGAGGGGGCTGACCCCGGCATGGCCGCCCTGACCGGACGGGTGGAGGTGCGTTTCGCGGACACCACGCTGATCACGCAGGCCATCGACGGCACGCCCTGCGAGCTGGTCTTCGCCTGGAGCCTCGGGGCCAACGCCAGTTTCACCTTCACCGCCCATGCCGTCTACCTGCCGCGCCCCCGGATCGAGATCCCGGGTCCGCAGGGCATCCAGGCCACTTTCGACTGGCAGGCTGCGAAAGCCACCAGCCCCGCCCGGATGTGCACCGCCGTCCTCGTCAACACCGTCACGGGATACTGATCATGATCCGACTGAACCTGTCGAACCGGCCCGAATGGCTGGACCTGCTGCCCGGCCTCCGCGTCCTCGTGGCCCCTCTCACCACCGCGCTGATGGTCTTGGCCCGCGCCGATCCGGCCACCGATGGCCTGTCGGAGGCGTCCAGCCAGGAGGACATGGCGCTTGCCATGGCCAAGGCCGTCGCGCGCCGCGCCGTGCTGGAATGGGAAGGTGTGGGCGACGATGACGGCAACCTTGTGCCTGTCAGCCCGGCCGGGATCGACGCCCTTCTGGAAATCTGGCCCGTCTTCGAAGCCTTCCAGGCGCAATACGTCGCCCGCGGCCTGATGCTGGATCAGGAAAAAAACGCCTCCGCGCCCTCGCCGACTGGTCCTTCGGCGGGGGCGACGGCTACTGCGCGGCCTGCATAGGCCCCTGCCCGGACTGCCCTGCAAGACTGAACCGGCCGCAAACGGTCGAGGGCTGGCAGGTCTGGGACTTGACCCAGCGCCTCGGCGGCCAGCTGCGCATCGCGCCGGGGGCCGTCATCGGATGGGACATGGGCGCCGCGCTGTCACTAGCGCAGGCGCTGGGCATCCCGCCCCTGATCGCCGCCGAACTGCTGCCCGAGATCGAGGCAGTGATGGTGCGCAAGCTGAACGAGCAGATGGAAGGACGCCGGAATGGCTGAGAAGAAAGTCTCCGTCCGCCTCGTGGCGGAGGGCGGACGTCGCGTGCGCGCCGAACTGGAGGGTGTCGGTGAGGCTGGGGCCCGCGGCTTTGGCCGCCTGTCACGCGAGATGGAACTGGCGAACACCCGGCTTGCGGCCTTCGCACGCCGGGCGGGCCTCGCCCTTGGCGCCGCTGCCGCTGCCGCCACAGCTTCGCTCGGGCTGATCGTCCGATCCACCGCCGAGAGTGCCGCGCAGATCCGGCAGTTCGCGCAGGTCGCCAATGCCACGCCCGAGGCGCTCCAGCGCTGGTCGGCCGGGGCACGCACGGTGGGCATCGAGCAGGAGAAGCTGGCCTACATCCTGAAGGACGTGAACGACCGGGTCGGGGATTTCCTGCAGACGGGCGGCGGACCGATGGCGGATTTCTTCGAAAATGTCGCCCCGCGCGTGGGCGTCACTGCCGACCAGTTCGCGCGGTTGTCCGGGCCGGAAGCCCTGCAACTCTATGTGGACACGCTGGAACGCGCAGGCCTCAGCCAGCAGGAGATGACCTTCTATCTGGAGGCCATGGCCTCGGACGCAACGCGCCTCCTGCCGCTGCTGCGCAACGGCGGGGCCGAGATGGCCCGGCTTGGATATCAGGCATCGGCCCTTGGCGCGGTGCTGGACAGTGATGCGCTGGAAGCCCTGCGTCGCACGCAACTCGCACTCGGCACAGTGTCGCTGGTGTTCGATGGTCTTCGGAACCGGATCGCCGTCGCCGTGGCCCCGACCATCGAGGCGCTGGCCAATGCCTTCGTGGCGCTGGCCTCCGATGGCGGCATCCTGCGCTCGGCCATCGACGGGCTGATCGGCAACCTCGGGCGTCTCGCCTCCTATGCCGCGACCTTCGCCGCCGTCATGGCCGGGCGCTGGGTGGTTGGACTTGCCGCTGCTGCCTTGTCCGTGCGCGGCCTCGCCACGGCGCTGGTGTTCCTTCGCGGCGCCTTGATCCGAACCGGCATCGGGGCGCTGATCGTCGGCGCAGGCGAGCTGGTCTACCAGTTCTCGCAGCTGGTGACCCGTGTCGGCGGCGTGGGCGAGGCCTTTCGCCTGCTGGGCGATCTGGCCCGCGAGGTGTGGTCGCGCATCGGCCTGTCGCTGGACGCGGCGCTTGCCCGGATGGCGGCTGGATGGGAGGGGCTGAAGGCGGCGGGGCTTTCGGCGCTGGAAGGCACCATCGCAGGCGTCATCAGTTTCGGCGACCGGACGGCGGCGATCTTCCAGGGGGCCTATGACGCGGCGGTCGCAATCTGGGGCAGCCTGCCCGGTGCCATCGGCGATTTCGCCTTCCAGGCCGCCAACGGGCTGATCTCAGGCGTCGAGGCGATGCTGAACGGCGTCGTCACGCGCATCAACAGCTTCATCGGGACCCTGAACGCGGCCCTCGCGCTGATGCCGGAATGGCCCACCGGCGAAGGCGGCGTGCGGATCGGCATCCTCGATCCGGTGGAACTGGGGCGCATCGGCAATCCGTTCGAGGGGGCCGCCACCGCTGCCGGTGCCGCCGCCGCGGATGCCTTCTCGGCCGCGCTGGCACGCACCTATCTGGAGCCACCCGACCTTGGGCTTGGCGCGATGGCTGACGATGCCCGCGCCCGGGCGGAGGGCTATCGCGAGGCGGCCGGGATGCTGTCCGATGCCGCGGGTCGGCCGCTGGCCAACTGGCAGGCCCTGAAGGATGCCGTCACCGGCACGGGGACCGAGGCAGAGACCGCACTCGCCGATGCAGCCGCTTCGGCCGATGCCCTGGCCACCGGGCTCAATGACACCGCCACCGCCGCTGAAGGCGCGGGCAGTGCCGCGCGTGACGCGGGCGCTGCTGCGGCCGAGGGCGCGGACACGGCCCTGACAGGCTGGCAGGCCGTCACCGCCGCACTTGCCGACTACGCCGCCAAGGCGCGCGACATTGGCGGGGACATCGGGAGCGCGCTGGTCGGGGCGTTTCAGAGCGCCGAGAACGCCATTGGTGACTTCGTGAAGACCGGCAAACTCGACTTCCGCGATCTGGTCACGTCGATGATCGCCGATCTCGCCAAGCTCGCCGCCCGGCGCTTCATCCTCGGGCCCATCGCCAACGCACTCTCCGGCGCGCTGGGCGGGGCGGGTGGCATCTTCGCCAATATCCTGCATGCGGGCGGCATGGTCGGCGCACCCGGTCCCGGCCGGATGGTCCCGGCGCTGGCCTTCGCGGGCGCGCCCCGACTGCACAATGGCGGCTGGGCCGGTCTGCGGCCCGACGAAGTGCCCGCAATCCTGCAACGGGGCGAACGCGTGCTTTCGCGCCGCGAAGCAGCCGGTTTCGGCCAGGCCAGCACCTCCACCGTCAATGTCACAATCAATGCCCGCGACGCCGAGAGCTTCCGCCAGTCCCGCACGCAGGTCGCCAGCGACATCGCCCGCGCAGTGTCGCTGGGCCGGAGGGGGATTTGAGTGCGACCCCGCAAGTGGGCACCGGTTGCGGGGGCCAGAGCACGAACCATGGAGAAACTTGATGGCGTTTCATGAGGTCCGGTTTCCGGACAACATCAGCCGCGGGGCACGCGGCGGCCCCGAACGCCGCACCCAGATCGTCGAGATGGCGAGCGGGGCGGAGGAGCGCAACGCCAGCTGGTCCAACAGCCGTCGCCGCTATGACGTCGCCTATGGTATCCGCCGCGCCGACGATCTGGCGGCGGTCGTGGCCTTCTTCGAGGCGCGCAACGGCCGACTGCATGGCTTCCGCTTCAAGGACTGGGCAGACTTCAAGTCCTGCCTGCCATCGCAGACGCCGGGGCCAAACGATCAGCCCATCGGCACCGGCAACGGGGCGGCCACGCAATTCCAACTCGCCAAGCGCTACACCTCCGGCGCGCAGTCCTGGTCGCGCGCGATCACCAAACCCGTCGCCGGGACCGTCACCATCGCCATGAGTGGCACGCCTCAGGCTTCCGGCTGGTCAGTTTCCACCACGACCGGTCTCGTAACCTTCACCACTGCCCCGGCCTTCGGCGTATCCATCACCGCAGGCTTCGAATTCGACGTCCCGGTCCGCTTCGACACCGACGCCCTCGACGTCACACTCGATCTCGAACGCCTCGGGTCGATCACCTCGATCCCGCTTCTGGAGATCCGCGCATGAACGAAGAGACCGGATTTCTGGCAGCGGTGCTGCGCGAACTCGGCGCATCGACCGCAGTCATTCTTGCCGCCTGGGGGGCGCTGGGCGGTGCGACCAATGCGCTGACGACGCGTATGCGACTGCGCGATGCGCTCCGACACATCCTGCTTGGCGGGTTGATCGCAGCGGGGATGGGGAGCCTGTCGATGGCACTCGTCGCCCGTTGGCTCGGCCTACCGCCCGAAGCCATTCCCGCCGGAGGCGCGGCGGGCTCGGCCGCCTATCTGGTCGGGGTCTTCGGCCCCGCCTTCATCGAGGTCGTTCTTGCCCGACTGCGCGGTGCGACGGGAGGGCCGTCCGATGAATGAGCTTCTTCGACTCGCGCGTGCCATCCGCTGCGATGCGACCGATCCCGGCCAGACCTTCCGCCACCGCATGGGCATTGGTCTCGCCATCGCACTGCTGATCCTGATCCTTTCACTTCTCGGGTGAACCCATGAAAACCTCTGATCGAGGGCTTCTCGCCCTGATCCGGCACGAAGGCGTCGTGCCCGGACCTTATCTCGACGTAAAGGACATCTGGACCTTCGGCATCGGCCATACTGCTGCGGCCGGGCCGCCCGATCCGGCGCGGATGCCGCGCGGGATGCCCGCCGATCTCGATGCCGGGATCCGTGAGGCATTCCGGGTCTTTCGCACCGACCTCGCCGCTTACGAGGCCGAAGTGCTGCGCGCGGTGAAGGTGCCGCTCGAACGCCACGAGTTCGATGCGCTGGTCAGTTTCCACTACAACACCGGCGGCATTGCCAAGGCGGCGCTGACACGGCACCTGAACGCAGGGAACCGCGCGGCGGCCGCATCGGCCTTCATGGGTTGGCTGCGCCCCGCCGCGATCCGGTCCCGCCGCGAGGCCGAACGCGATCTCTTCGCCAAGGGCATCTATCCGACCGGCACCATTCCGGTCTGGTCGGTCGATCGCAACGGCAAGGT